ACCTTGAATGGGATGTGGTCATGCTCACTACTTGTGGTGCGGTAGTTTCCGAGTATACAAACGACCTTGTATCGCGCATATCGTCGTCTGGAAATGGTGCTGGATATCTTGTGAACAGGTCGATGATGTTGGAGCTCAGCACTTTGTTCAAGTCGAATGTTGATAATTTGTTTCTTACCAAACAGCACTGGAACTACCAGAATGATATTCTTTGGAAATCCTTGATGCCAACATCGAAGTGGTTTATGTTCAACCAATATTTAGGATATCAACAAGAAGGTTACAGCGATTTGTCGCAAGACAAGAAAATTGCGATTGTGCCTCAAGTTGTATATAAAGATACAAAGATACAAGTCCATGTCGAAGAGATATCGACCGAAGAGATATCGACCGAAGAGATATCGACCGAAGAGATATCTTTAACCAAGTATACCTCAGACTCTGTCGTAAACACCGTGATCGAATCGTTTATCAAACGATCGAATATCGGTTTACAAAAGTATGGCACAACTTTGGACCGCGATGATTTGAAAGTGCTCGACTGGATACAACATGCTCAAGAAGAGCACATGGATGCGATTTTATATTTGGAAAAGTTGAAACGAGAGGTCATAAAAAAAGGTATCTAAAGAAAGAATATACCAAATTATGATGACACGCATTTATTTCCCAAGTTCGTTGGGTCAAAAGAAACCAGGCGTTGATACAACCGCGAAATATTTAAAACAAATATTTGGGAAAACCGACACGATTGTAAACACAAAGAGCAACGACACTTTGTCGAGTAACTTGACAAAACTGTACCGATCAAACATGAAGGCGACTTTGCCAACTGTGAATATCGGTGGTGATCACTCGATGGCTATCGCAACGGTGGCCGCATCTCTCCAAAAACACGGTTCCGAACTCAAGGTGATTTGGTTCGATGCCCACGCCGACATCAACACGCGCAAAACATCACCAAGCGGTAATTTTCACGGAATGCCTCTCGCATTTCTTACCGGCCTTGACCACGATTACCAAATGTTTCCTTTTTTGTATAACGTCCCGGAACTCAAGTTCGAAAACATTTTGTACTTGGGCATCCGAGACTTGGATCCGGGCGAGAAACAAGTGCTCAAAGATAAACAAATCAAGTATGTAAAAAGTGCCGATATCAATAACAATCCGAAGAGAGCCTTCGAAATTGTAAAAGCATTTGTTGGAAAGGACCCGGTTCATTTGTCGTTTGACGTGGACGGAATCGATCCTGGCGAAATGCCTTGCACGGGAACTACGGCAAAGAAGGGGGTGCACACAGAGGCAATCAACCCCGTGCTAGACAAGATCATGAAGAAAACAAATCTAGTAAATATGGACATCACCGAGTTCAACCTTGAAATTGGTGATGACAAGCAGAGAGAGGTGTCTGTGACGAACTTTGTGAAACTTTTTCAGAAATACCTATAAGAAGGAGAACTACGTATAAGGCGGAACGCCTTCACCGTTCACCCCTCTAACCCCTCCTTCAACAAGGAGATCAGTTCGGAAGAACACCAGCGGGTTCCTTAATTTTATTTCGAATTATGTATATTGAAGAGATTACCAACAGGGAAATTTCGGTCGAACTCCTGAAAATCATCGGTACATCTTGGGTTTGAACACTATAATAGATCCACATGCTTGATGAACAAATATTCAAGATACAAAATAATAACGACAAACTGTTTGTACTTTTGTTTTTGTATAAGAGAAACATGAAAATAAGTCGACCGATAACAGACAACGAAATTGCCGTGTAAGGTATTGATTTTATTGTGTCCGACTGCATCTAAAAGAAAACCTAAGGTTTCCTTTAAATCCTTCCTCTTCGCTGATTTTTTGTTGTAAAAAATATAAAATTTTTTATAACACGGTTGTATGAAAATAAAGGAGGGGTTAAATTTTTATAACACGGTTGTATGAAAAAGAAGAAGGAAGGATCAAAAGGACACAAAGGCTCGGGCTCGCGCGAGGCTTGCCCTTGGAACCATGGGTTTCCTTTAAAATTCACACACGAGATCAAACACGTTTGACGAAACCTCTTTATTCGCCATCGCATACTCACTTACGGTCCGTTCGAAAAAGTTCGACTTGCTCTCCAAACTGATGAGCTCCATAAAATCGAATGGGTTCGCACTATTATAAATCTTATCAATATTCAGCTGCAAACAAAGCCGATCTCCCACAAACTCAATATATTGTGTCATCAATTTGGCGTTCATTCCAATGAGACGGCAGGGAAGCGATTCGGTAATAAACTCCTTTTCGATTTCCACCGCCTCTCTTATAATTTCGCCAACGCGCGCCTTCGAAATCTTCTGGTGCAACTTTGAATACAAAAGGACTGCAAACTCGGTGTGCAAAGCTTCATCGCGGCTGATAAACTCGTTCGATAATGTAAGACCGGGCATGAGTCCACGCTTCTTGATCCAATAAATCGCCGCAAAACTGCTGCTGAAGAAAATACCCTCGACACAAGCAAATGCGACCAATCGCGTGGCGAAAGTTTCAAGCGATTTGTCATCGGTTCCGTAGCCAATCCACTTGCGAGCCCAGTCAGCCTTTTTCGTAATCGACGGACAAGTCTCGATGGCCTTAAATAATCGGTTTTTTTCAGCTTTGTCCTTGATATAAGTTTCGATCAATATGCTGTACATTTCAGAATGAATATTTTCAATAGCGATCTGGAACCCGTAAAATGCTCTGGCTTCGGAAAGTTGGACATCGGCCATGAACCGGGTGGCCAAATTTTCCATGACAATTCCGTCACTTGCCGCGAAAAATGCCAACACCATCGAGACGAAATATTGCTCATCCTCCGAGAGTTTCGCCCAATCGCCGAGATCTTTTGATAAATCGATTTCTTCGGCGCGCCAGAAGCAGTCGACCTGCTTCTTGTACATTTTCCAAATGTCGTTATCCTGTATGGGAAACATTACGTAGCGAGAAGTGTCTTCTTTCAAAAGTGGGTCGGTCATTTCCTAAATAATATACAATAGGGAGATTTTTTATGTCCATTCTTTTCATTACATACTTGTGTTGAGCGCGAATCGCTGAACGCAGCACATGAGTTCAGAATGACCAAATTTTGTGACAGTATAGAATAAAAAAAAATGATCAGCACGAATTTTGACAAAATCGATCCAAAAACACTTCAAAAAATGGTATTTATTTACAATTCGGTAGAGACTGGCTGGAAGGTGAAAAAAAGGGATAACCGGTACATCTTTGAAAAACGGCATGGAAACAAAAAGGAAGTTTTCATGGACGATTATTTAGAGAAATTTGTCGTTGAAAATGCTTCCTTGAATCTTCCATGAATCTTCCGTAAATTTATAACTCTGAATTTTCATTTGGGAGTCCGCCCATAATTCTTTCGAATTGTCGCGCAATTTCCTTTTCCAACATGGGGAGTCGAGTATACAACATTGGATTCTTGCCATTTGCATATTTATTGGGATTAAACTTAATAACTATGTTTTTTTTTTCATCTCGTGTAGAAGCGCCAGTGTTATATATAATTTGCAACAAGGTGCCACTAATTTGTATTTCGCTCAAACCGTTTTTGTGAACAAAGCCGTCGAACTTGGAATCGATAAATTTTTGTATTACCACGTTCTTTGATTTATAAAGGGTTTGCAATGTAAGTGCATCGGTTGGATACAACGTCACATAACAATGTGAGCAAAAACCTTTGAATCTTGGCATCAGACCAGTCTTGCCGGAACAGTTGACACAAGTCGGTATTGTTTCTTCTTTTTTTTCTTCTTCTTCTTTTTCTTTGTCAAACCAGGCTTTACAACTTGTGTTTTTACTCTCGGGTTCGCGATGCAATGAACAAAAGAGGGGTTTCCGAAAACAAAATCCATAGACAGCCTTGTTCCGACAGGTGTCCTTTTTGCAAATTGTCGGCATTGTTTACAATGAATTTATACATTATTTGTCCCCTAAATAATAAACCAGGGGGCAAATGCAATTTTCATGTCTCTACATAGGGTGATTGAGTTGTTTCTACATAACCCCTACAATCGCATAAGACCCGGGGTCTTTGGGGAATCGCATTTCCAGCAAAAATGTAGACAAATGATAAAAATGGACAAATGTTCGCTCAGATTTAGGAGAAATTATGTTTTGGGATTATATAAAAAAAAATGGGAGGAGCTTTAATGCAATTAGTCGCCTACGGCGCACAAGATGTTTTCCTTACTGGAAACCCCGAGATTACTTTCTGGAAGGTGTCTTACAGACGCCACACCAACTTCGCCATGGAGTCCATCGAGCAGACCTTCAACGGTCAGGCTGACTTTGGTCGCCGTGTGTCCTGCACCATCTCCAGAAACGGAGATCTTGCCTACCGCACCTATGTCCAGGTTACTCTCCCCGAGATTAACCAGTCTATGGGAGCTTCTGGAATCGGCTCTGTTTATGCCCGTTGGTTGGACTACCCCGGTGAGCAGCTCATTGCTCAGGTCGAGGTCGAGATCGGTGGTCAGAGAATTGACCGCCAGTATGGTGACTGGATGCACATCTGGAATCAGCTCACTCTCTCTTCTGAGCAGCAGGCTGGTTACTACAAGATGATTGGCCACACCACTCAGCTCACCTACATCACTGATCCCGCTTTCGCTGAGATCAACGGCCCCTGCGCCGCTGTTGGTGGACCCAGTCAGGTTTGCGCCCCTCGCAAGGCCCTTCCTGAGACCACTCTCTACATCCCCCTCCTCTTCTGGTTTTGCCGAAACCCCGGTTTGGCTTTACCCCTTGTTGCCTTGAAATCTGTAGGGCAGAAAAGCATCCGAC